TCATAGCACTACGGCGTACACCACCTACTACAACTACTTCGCCAATCTTACACATCAAGTCATGACACTCAACAGAGGAGAGCTTACGTCCTGATGCGCCTCTGAAAGTATTAACAGCAAACATAAACAGATCAATCAAAGGAGCAGGCCCACTAGCACGACCTCCAAACGTCTTAAGTCTTGCACCTGCAAGGCGAACCCTACTTACGTCCCACTTAGGGACTTCACCAGCCCACAGGAGAGCAAGAACTTGACGCAGCCCTTTAGCCCAACCTTCCTTAGAGTCCTTGATGACAACCGTAGTATCACTATCAAACAAGGTTGGTACATCAGGGAGCTTACTGATGAACTGACGCTCAACACTGAAACCAACCCCCGTACCACAGAGCAAGATGAACATAGCCTCATCAAAGGACTTAGGGTCATCTACGGGTAGGTAGCTACAGTTATACATACAAGTATTGTCACGCATACTAGCCTTGCCAGCAGTCATCATTGACCTCATAGAGGGCATTACCTGTAGGCTTAGCATGTGGTGACGGATGAGGTCAATCTCAGCATTATGACCATTACTGTTTGAATCATCTAGTAGTGGTTTTACAATGTTTTCTATGTAACGCTCAACAGTCTCACCCCAAGTTTCGCGTCTGCCCTCATTGTCTAGCCACCGTGCGTAGCGGCTGGTAGCAATGAAGGTCTGGTAGTCTGTGGGTAGGTAATTGTTTTTCATGTGTCTTCCTTTATACGAGATCAGTGAGGTCAGGCTGCTTGTAGTTTGGCCCCTTTAGTACTTTTCCATCAGGTCTTTTGAGTGGCTTGCCATCAACGCCTAGCTTAGACATGTTTGACTTGTGAACCCGGCGCACAGCCTCGTCTAAGTCCCAGCCATACGTTGCAGCATATCCATAAGTGACGTAGACTAGATCAGCAAGCTCTTTAAGAATGTTAACGTAGCCAACTGCATCTCTTACTTCTGCAAACTCTTCTTTTATTAAACCCCAACGCATGTTTTCAAGCTTACGACTAAAGCCATGCTTCTCATCTAAGGGCTGACTCATGGCATAAGTGAACTCACGCACCATGTCAAGAGGAGTATTGTCTATACCAGAAAAATCAGCAATGTCCTGTTGAGTAATCATCCGTGTTCCCTTATGTTGATGTTGTGTACTGTAACGTCATCTATGTCAAACACCAAGTTGTCCAGTAAGTCCCTGATGTCTTCGTGGTGATGTGCTTCATGTGAAGATAAGATATTGTTCTCCTCTTCAACTTCAACCACAAAAGTAGCACTAAACTTTCTAGTTGCCATCTTTTTCTAGCTCCTTAATCAGGCGATCAATGTACCACTGTGCTTTCTTCAAGTCTTCTACTCCGTTCTTGTAAGGCCAACGCCATAGGTACTTGAAGGCGTTTTGCCAGCAGTAACTTTCATGGGGGTCAACATAGGAACCCTGTGACATAGCAGCCATAGCATCAATACACTCAATGTTAGATGAGTTGTAGTGTGGTGGACTGTCTACCATGTCAACATCTAAAACTGACTCCCACTTATCTAAGCTCCATTTAGCCATTAACAACTACCCTCTGTTTTAGTAAACCTGTTGATCTTTAGAACGTTACCCTCTGAAGTATAACTTGGACCTGCTTCTTCTTCATCGTCATCGTCCATATCGTCCATGATTTCTTTTATCTTTTCCTCAACACTAAGCTTTACATCCTCCATGAAAGTGGACTCATCATCAAGTGCCAACTCAAACAAAGCAGTCATAGTCAGTGCTACATCAAGGGCCAGTTCTAGGCTCTCATCCCCTAGCGAATTGTCAGGTGCCTTGTATATACAAGTCTCAATACGGCCATCACCTAAAGGCTTTATCAGTATTGCAATCTCTTCTTCGCCTACTTCGTGAGCCATTAATCTTTCCTTTTTGTTTTAAGAGGTATTACCTTATCACTAACACATGATCCTGCAAATGTCAACCACTCATTAGGTATTAGCCTGTGAGCATACAAGAAGTTATTCTTCTCACACCATTCGCCATAGGTGGTCTTGGAACCCTTGTATAGCTTACCCCTAGAGTTACTGAAGACAAACCTTATGTCTAACTCAGGGTGCTGCTTACGGACTTGCATGTGCTTATGTCTGTCCTCACTATCAAAGATACCTTTAGTCTCAATAAAGATGCCGTTGTCTAGCTGAAAGTCGGGGGTGTAAGTGCGGTAGCGCAGGTCTTCCCACTCTATCTTTAGCTGCTCGTAGCGCACAGCCTTCTGACACTCAGCAAGTACAAGAGCAGTATCTCTTTCAAGACCGCTCCTGTACTTAGCTTTAGCGTGACGCCTCTTAGGTTTCTTTGGCATGACTTGCCAGAGCCTTCTTTAGGCGATCTACAAGGATAGAGCCAAGGGTAGCGACACTGTGTAGCTGATAGTCTAGCTGACGCTTCACGTTACCATTGTACTGAATCTCCTGTAAGATTTCAACCTCCTCTTCCGAAAAGTCTTCTGAGTCATACTCAACATCGTCTAATGTAATCTTAGTCATGTGTATCAGCCTTTTTTCTTGGATGCGAGGAACCTCTATATGAGGCCATTTTGGTGTAGAATGGTGGGGCCAAATTATTGTCATCATCAACCCACATTTCTTTTGGTTCGCCTTTAATTTGTGTGTAGGCTACCATAGGAGGCGTTAGTTTGCCTTGGTAAACCCTAGAGGGTAGTTCTTTATAGTCAGGCCAACAAGTCTTCTTGAATGAACAGAAGTTACACTCTCTGCATAGAACCCTGTTGCCTGACGCCTTCTTACGATAGGTCTCTGGCTCGTCTGTGTACTGGCGCTGTAAAGGCGCATCGTTCTCTAAGTAATCGTATGTATTCCTCATCTTATCTAGTTCTACATCAACGTCTACGTGCTTAGCTGACACGTACTTGTGATGCCCGTTAGCCTTGTTGACTACCCACCAGCCACCAACCTTCTTACCTGCTGCTGTAGCGTAGCCTACAAGCTGTGCTACGTAGCCGAAAGGATCACTAGCTTGTAGTGTTTCAAGGTCAACAAACTTCTTAGTGTAAGAATAGTCTGACGCACTCTTAACGTCATCTACTCTACCGTCCATAACTAAGTCATACTCACCTCGTATTGGACGCCTACCTCCACCTAAGTCTAAGTTAACAACATCATTGTCTTTGAACTTAACTCCTGCTGTCCGTAGGATGCCCTTGAACACAGCCTCAACTATGTCACCTAGCATCATGTTCATCATGAACTGGTCTGGAAAGGGTTCTTTCTTTTCGGGCTTGTTCTTTTCGTGCCACAGTTGGCATATAGGTCTACCAATGTTTGACATTCTAAGTTTAAACTTACCCCGTGGACCCCCGTTGAACTGCTTATCTAAGCCATCTTTGACATCAGAGGAGACCTTATCCATGATCCCCTCCGACATACTAGACTTGCCTAGAGTAGCATCCCGCATGAGCATCTTGATAGGAAGCTCAGCGGCATGACCCATATCCATATTAGTAAGGAGCCTCTTCTACTTGAACGATAGAATCCAAGATAGCTGGATCAATAGCAACGTCAGGCTTGTTAAGCTTCTTCCACTCACTTAGCACATAGTCATTGGCGTAGTCTACGTAATCTACAAAGGAGCGCAAGGTATCTTGATCACCTTCTTGCATCTCTGTTGCTACACCTAAGCTTGCTACAATGGTAGCAAACTTATTACCAGTGGGCATGGTCACTTTCATTGATGTCATGCTAATGGTATGCTCAATGGGCAGAAGCTTCTTGGCTGTAATATCCTTCATTGCATATTCAAGAGACTTCTTACTGTCCATGTTTTTAACGTCCATTACAAAGTCAATCTCTTGGGCGTAGCCCTTGACCTCTTTACCTGTAGCATCTGTAGTCTTGCCTAGCTTGACTTTACCAAACAGAACTTTAGTGTTCTTGATGCTTCGCATAATAGCCTTAGTGTCTTCGTCTACTGCACTCCAATCTTTGATGTACTTGCTAGGACGCCCAAGGTTAAACGTACCCCGTGAGTCTTTCAAGTCACCCTTAAGCACAGTAGCCATGACAGTCTTGTGCATCTTGCTTGACTCACTGTCCCACTGTGTCCACTGCTGACGCTGAGCGAACAGACGGATAACAGCAGCACGGCTGTACACCTCATTGCCTTCCGCATCCTTCAGCTTGAACGCACCCAAGGGTACAACAACCTTCTCTTCCAACTCCCCATCATCATCCACGGTCTCAGCCATTATGGGAGCTTGCATCTGAGACAGACGTGGGATGCTAGGGCCAGACGCTGATGTCTCTGCCTCACCAAAGCCCATAGCTGCTGCCATGTCCGTGCCAGAAAAGTTAGTACTCAACTCATTGCTCATTATATATCCTT